CTCCTCTTAGTGGAGAAGAACAGATACCCCAGTTACCTTCTGTAATTCCTTTAACAAAGTTTACAATATTTCGAGACTCATTACCAAAGGTAGGGATATGGTAGAAGAAGTCTGTACCGACTATTTCATTTAAAGCCTTATCCTTTTCTTTAATTGATTTCCAGTGGTCGACATTATTCTTATCCGCGAAGGATTTGAAGAAGTTTGCGATGACACCATCCATATCTAAGTAAATTGTTCTCATATTATTATATTTTCCTTTTTTCATTTTATACATATATTATAACACACTTTTTGCCCATTGTAAAGGACTTTCTGCAGTTTTTTGCATTTTTTTCCAAATAATATATTGTTCATCTCTTTTTTCACGAGTAGTCCAACCATTTCCATTATAACCAGACCAAACAAGACCTTGATGCATTTTAAAGACTTCATAGGCTACGATAACCGAATTGTTATCATCCCAACCATTATCTAGTCTTTCAATCAACTCATCAAAAGTCCATCCGTAGAACTCACAACGTTTATTAAGAATAGTCATTGCACCTTTGATTTTCATTATCTATCTCCCAAACTTGAAATTGACCAAACACCTAGTGCTATACCAGTGATTGCAAACATAAAGGCTAAAGTAAAGTTATCACCTTCATGACCAGTTGGGCCATCAATAGCTCCAACAGATAAGATCATACAAACGATTGCTAAAGAAAGTCTAATCATTATTTTACACTCCATCCAAAGTTTTCTACCAAGAAGTCATTACCTTTATCTTCGGCAATGGCTACACAAATAGCTTCACGAACAATAGTATCTAAACCACTGAGGTATTTTGCAGCTGTAGGAATATTAATGCCATTGCTTTCAGTAGTAAAGTTATATACAACTTCAGCATCGTTAGCATCTTCCATGTACATATCAGCCATGTCTTCGGCGATTGCCCAATCTGATTTAGCTTCGTTTTTGTAAGATTTGATTAGTGCTTTTAAGTTTTTCATGATTTTGGTTTCCTTCCTTTTATCATTTTATATATAGATTATAACATACTTTTCAGCAAATGTAAAGGAAAAAGTGCACTAAAGTTTCGTTTAAAAACAATGGCTTAGCATTTTTTTTGCTAAGCCATTGATAACGTTAGATAAAAAATTGAAATTAATTCACTTTTTTTTAGAATCTCCCTAAGAATCTAGCAATATGATGTACAAAAGGTAAGAGAGTTGCAGCCATAAAGAGGTTTACTCCACTATGAGCAATTGCAATTCTTAATGTATCACCTTTAGGCATACCATCAGATACTAAAAGACCGGCTATCCAAATGGTGCCGGTCGTTCCAATGTTTGCTCCAAGTACTGCAGCAATGGCCGCTGGAAGTGGTACAGCTCCTGATGCTACAAGAGCAATAATAGCAGTCGTTGATAGACTAGACGATTGCCACAATAGTGTCATAACAATACCACCTAGAAACATGTAGATATAGTTACCAGTAAACCAAGCCAAATGATCCATATTGCCCATTGACTTCATTCCACCAGAAAACATTTTTAGTCCTATATAGAACACTACGAGTCCCACAATAGTTGTTATAATCGGGTTACCTAATTCCATTTTTTTTACCTTTTTGCTGAGTTGATCCATTGCTAATAATCCCTAATAATTTTATTTTTAGCCTCTAAGTTTTCGTTATCTTGTCTTAAGTGAGCAACCTCAACTTCAAGTTGCTTAATATATTCCTCAACTAATTCCTTATCACAAAGTGTTTGACAGCAAATATCGAGGGACCGTTTTGCTCTATCGGCCAAAGAGCTTTCGCGTTTCATACTCTTTAATAGTCTCCAAAAGTTTCTTGGTCCAATTGTCTCTGTGTTCAATAAAGACCTGTGGTGATTCGTTATCGACTGCAATTAGAATTACTAATTGCGTTATCGGTGTACCAGTTCGTTCTTCATACATAATTGCATAAGCTGCAGCTTGTATAAAATACCCATCAATCCATTCTTTCTTTTTTAACTTACGACTTGTCTTAAAGTCTATAATAGAAAGAGTACCATCAAACTCGCCCACACAATCCACTCTACCAGCGACCCGTAGGTGATTAGAATATAAAGGTACTTCTTGAGCACAGATCCTACCGATCTTGCTATCAAGAATAGGTTGGACATCTTTAAAGTTTCCAATGATGTTCGGTAAATATCCATCGGCATAATCCTCTTCATTGTTTAAGTATTTCTCAATAATGGCATGAACATTAGTGCCACGAGTAGCTGCTACTCGGCTAATCTTATTGGCTTCTTCTTCACCTACTCGGGCTCGCCATGCTCTAATACCATCTTCAGATAGTATACTTAAAACGGTAGTAATTGAAGGATACTTACCGTCGGGGGTAGTATAAACTCTTCCGCTATCAGTAGTGTCAGCAGAAAGATCCTCATAGCCCAAGTCGATATTTAAGTGTTCGAATTTTTTCATTGTTTTTTTCATCTTTATTAATAATATTATGTAGTCTACTAGTCAATCCAAGTTTTGATCTAGTTTTTTTCCGTCCGGCTTTTTTATTATCTGGGTTCCACCTATGATACTTAGCCATTTTCTTATCCTTTATTTGATTTGCAACATTTCCTTGGTCATTATATAGTCTCGTACGAAATCAGATCGTACAATGTCTTCCCATCCAAACTCCACAGTCTCAAATGCTCGAAGCTGTTCTATGATAGAAAGAAATTTAAGTATTCCAGCTTTGTCTCCCTCTTTCTGAAAATCTGATTGGTAGTAATCACCACACATAATGAACCTGCAATTATCACCTACACGAGTAATAATAGAGTCAAGTTCATGAAATGTAAGGTTTTGCATTTCATCTAATACTACAATAGCATTAGAGATAGTCAAGCCACGTATAAAGGACGTGGACATGAAATTAATTGTTCCGGCATTCTTTAGTTTCATCCAAGCATCGGCATCATTAAATAACTCAGCACATATAGACCTATATGGACCAGTGTATGCATCTTTCTTTTCTTCTTCATCGCCTGGTAAAAACCCAATGTCTCTTGTTGGCACAATAGAACGAATAATGACTACTTTGTCATATTGCATTTCTTTGTCAAGTGCGTCTTCAAGAGCCAGGGATAACGCCATAAATGTTTTGCCAGTTCCTGCGGATCCAGCGAGTACGAGTGAGTTACCGTCATCATATGCCTCATAAGCAGTTCGTTGATTAGGAGTCAATGGTGTAATTTCCATCATATCTTCTAATCTAAGTTTTAACGTTTTTGCAGCCATTCTAGTGTCTATTCATATTATGTGCTTTATGAGTCTGTGCAATCTTATCTTGAACTTCTCTAAAGCCATCATCTACTGGAATTGTAGAGCCAGCGCTATGTAACATATTAAGACCAGTGATTACAGACTCAAGATTGTTATCTTTCATGTATTGTTCTTTGTCATCCATTTTAACAAAGTGATCGAATTCTTCACCTGTCTTCTTGTTGCGAAACGTGTACGTTGGCATTTTCTAATTCCTTAATTCGTTGTTCAAGTTCTTTAATTTTACGAGTAGCTTCCCAAGGAGACATAGGCAAATTAGCTCTGCATTTCTCATCTTCTTCTCTCATCCTTCGTACCATGTAATCATAGTACCCTTCTCGTTGTTCAGCCATTCCACCACTCCGGAGTTTGTCTGTTAGACCATACCATATCAAATCGATCTTTTTTAGTATGATAATATAATTTATATGACTTGACAGGATCATCTGGGTAAATGCATTCTGGATTAGCTTTCATAGCTAGTGCAAATGGAGTAAGTGGACCTTGTTTGATATTCCTAGGAAGTGTCCACAATGGACCACGCAATAAGCGATCGGTCTTATGCACTTTGCCATAGCGATGAGTATACTCGTCACACAATGCAACAAAGTGTGTGTAATGCCAGTGATAATTTTCTGATGATTCCATTGTCCATTTTGTACATGGATGACCGTGGTGTACGGCTTTATAGTAGAGCATTTCGGCTTCTAGATCGTCGGCGCCTTCATATAAGTCATAGTAATTAACCATACGTTTACCAGACTTTGAAGGCTTTTTAATTAGTTTGCCATCTAACATTCTATGAGCTGTACTCAGCATTTGAGCTGACTCCACGATCATCTTAACAACATGTTTATCGCACTGAAGTTGTGCGGCCTGTATTGGGTCTTCGTCAAGTATAAAAATATTCATAATCAATTCCTCATAATGTAAGTATATTATAACACAGTTTGATCCATTTGTAAAGGATTAAATTGCAATATCCATTTCAACTTCTGATATCTTAGAGTTTAGATATTCGTATTTAGCTCTAAGTTTGTAGACTAGGTTACTATCCCCTTTTTTCTCCTGTTTCTTAATGTAGTGTTTCAATTCTTTAGAATCTCGTTTAAGTCTTTCGATCTGTGATCCTTGCAAGTCTTTTCTCCTACGGTGAGATGTTGGTGAAGAAATAGTTTTGCTCCTATGCTAAAGTTAAAAAAAGCCTATGACGCATTGCACGTCATAAGCACCAGATAATGTAAGTTCTTGTTATCATAATTCTATTTATTCTTTGATTAAACTCGGCCACGTATCTTGAACTAATTTTTTTGATAAACCTTTATATAGACCAGCCATCTTTTTATCTTTCATTGCAATAAACAGTTCAGCATCTTCTTCCATAACAGTCTCTAATATAGAGATAAACATACGTTCTCTTTTAGGTGCCATGATCTGATCACCTTGACCACCTTTAATAAAGTAAGTAAGTCGTTTCACAGACTGATGTGTAGTAGCAGGACGAGAGTCTCTTTCCCTAGCTGCTTCATATGGTGGTTTACCTTTTGGAAGATTAAACTCAAGTGAGTCATCAAAAGCTCCACGCAAAATACTCTTAAGAGCTACACTTTCATGAGCTTTAAGTACCTTCGCTTTTTCTACTTTAGTTGGAGCTTTAGCCATCAATTCTAAGACTTGATGAATAGTCATTTTGGTTGGAACAATAGTATTAGCCATTATTAAAATCCTCAATACATTCAATTAACATTTTACACCTATTTGCTACGAAATAGTTTAGTACTTTACCTGGCCCACGTTGAGCTGGTATTTCAAACTTATTTATAATTTCAGTCTTAAGTTCTTGTGGTGTATTTGCAAGATTAATAAGAGTATCATTACGTTGATAGTTACGGTACCAAGAAGCAGCATAGAGTAGCTCGCCTTCATCTAAGT